CCGCCGAAGGCGTCGATCATCTCCCGGCTCTGGCTGACCTCCGTCAATGTTGGAAATTGCATCGCGCCCTCCTTACCAATACTGCACCGCTTCGCCGGCGGGTTCATGGGTGCGGTTGTACCAGCTGCGGAAATCGCCGTAGGCGGCGGAGAACAGCGTCATGGAGTTGTTGTACTTCCCGGTCTCGCCGTTCATTCTGTCCACCTGCGCCGCCAGATACAGCGGATACAGCCTGTCATAGGGCGGCGGTGCGGTCAGCTCCGTCTCCATGTCCGTGCCGTCTCCGAAGGGGACAAACTCCTCCGTCTCGCCGCCCTTGTGGGTGCGGACGATCTCCTCTGTGATGGTGCCCTCCACCTCACTGAGCCAGCCCAGCTTTTCCGCCTGTGTGAACACATTGGGCTTTGCCCTGTCCAGCGCGTCCAGCGCCTTCGTGATGGTCATGCCATGCACCTCCTTCTTTGAAAAAAGGGGGCGCAACGGCCCCCTGCGTCATTCACATTTCTCCGCCGAGGTTTGCCTCGCGGATCTTCGCCTGCTGATAGCGGTATGCCTCCCGCTTCTGCAGTTCGCTGAGACGCAGCACCTCCGCTACGCACTCCGGCACTTCCACTTCCTCGCCTCTGCGGATCTGGAAGCTTCTGCCGTTCACGGCCACATACTGCACCATGTCGTTCTCGTTGATGATGGGCAGCGTCACCTTCACCGTTTTCTCCTTTTTCCCACTCTTTTTGGTGGTCTCGTTCTCCATGGGAACGGTCATTTCGTCCATGCTGTCTCTCCTTTTTTATCTGCGGGGGAGGGAACGCCTCCCCCGCGCATCAGTCAGTTGGCCGCCGTGGATTCGCTCCACTCGGCGGAGATGCTCTCCACGCGCACCATGTTCTGCTCCAGCAGGATCTTGGCGGTGCGGATGCCCTTCCAGCCCACGGTGGAGCGCTGGTCCAGAGGATCAGAGGTGCCGCCGCTGCCCTTGGCCTTGACAATGGTCTGCAGGCCGCCGCCGGTCACCTCCGTCACGCCGTAGGCGTTCTTGCCCAGGAACAGGGTGGCAAACACGCTGTAGTACTTGCCGCTGGAGCCGATCTGGGGACAGTTGCTGTCGTTCCATACCTTGGCCTCGGTGCTCTCCACGAAGCGCACACCGGCGATCTCACCGATCTCACCGGTATACAGGTTGGTGGGCTGTGCGTACTTGTGGGCGTCCACCCATTCGCTGTCCCGCATCAGGTCATAGGCCACATAGGGATGGATGATGGCCACATACTTGCCGTTGATGGTGGGAACGTTGTTCTTCTTCAGAAGCGCCGCGGCCTTCTGCACCATCTTCACGGTCAGCTGGCTGGTGGCATCCATGCCGCCGCGGGTGGTGACGGCGGTCTCATTGCCGCCTGCCACCTTGGGGCAGTACATCACGTTGGTGCCGCTCACCAGCGCATTGCGGACGATGGTGTCCATGGTCACGCCTGCCTGGCTGCCCAGCAGCTGTACTGCCTCCACGATCACGTTGTCGATGGCGGTCAGGTCCAGCATGTCGGTGATGCGCACGAAGTAGCCGTACTGCGCCACGGTGGCGGTGAGGCTGGTCACGTCCAGCGCGCCGCCGTCGGGGGTTACGCCCTCGGTCAGGGCGGTCAGTGCCTTGGGCAGCTGGTTGAACTTGCGGAACTCGATGGTCTTGCCGCTGCCGCGGGGGATGTCCCGCTTCTGGCCGAACTGCTCATGGACAAGGTTGGGGCCTGCCTCACGCAGCAGCACCTTGTCGTAAAAGGTTTTCATTTCCGCGGACAGGTTGTTGCCACTGGCCGCGGAAGTAGTGGCGTTGGTCACGTCAGCAAACAGCTGCAGGTTCATCGCCATCATAAAAAAGTATTTCATTGTGTCTCCTTTCCGGAGGGGATCAGAATCGGATCTTCTCGCCCCTCCTTGCACGCTTGATGATCTCGTCCATATCCGCGTCAGAAAGCTGCGACACATCGCTCTTGACGTTGATGGGGGCCTTTGCCCCGTTCTCGGTGGGCCGCTGGCCCTGTGCCTGGATCTTGTTGGCGATCTTGCGCTCGGTCTCCTGTGCCGTGTACTGCATGGCCTGCGGGATCAGCTGGTCGTGGTACAGCCCCCAATAGGCGCCCTCCACACTGGCGCCGTTCATCAGCGCGCTGAAAAACTGGGGGTTGTTCAGCTCCTGCTGCAGGTCAAGGCCGGGATACTTGGGTGCGATCTCCTGCGCCTCCTGCATCCATTTGGCCAGATTGGCCTCCATCTTCTGGCGGTCCTCCTGCTCCCGCAGCTGCTCTTTCAGCCGGTCATTCTCCCGCTCTGCCTTGCGGATGGCTTTCACCTGGTCCACGCCGATGCCCATCCGCTCCGCCTCCTGTGCATAGAAGGCGTCGTCCTCCTCGATGGCGGCGGACAGCGCCTTGACGTCGGATGCGTCCACGCCGTAGCGCTGGGACAGCATCTTCATCACCGGCTGCATGGCGCGGTACTTCTCCGCATCCGCCGCGGGGCCTTTCAGCCGCTTCGACACGGTGTCCTGCACCCGCTTGTTGTACACGTCCCTGAACTCGCCCTTGATAAGGGCCTCAAACTCCTTGCCAAGATCTCTTGCAGGCGTCTCCTCCTGCTGCACCCCGGCGTCGGGTGCCTGTTCGGCCTGCTGCTTGCCGTACACGACCTGTGACAGGTCGCCGGTTTCCGCCGCCGCGCCCGTAGCTTCCGCTGCTGTGCCGCCGTCTCCCTCCGCAAACAGCTGGAGATCGAGCAGCCGGAAAATAATCTGCATGGTGTCCTCCTGCCCGTATGGTGGGCGAATCCGTAAACTGCCCGTCAGGTGGGCGATCCCGTCTCTGCCCGTCAGGTGGGCGACTCCATCAAAAGGGCCTCCGGCCCTATTCAAACGATGTAAACCGGACGTACTCCGGATAGTGGTGTGCCAGCAGGGCAAAGCCTGTGGCCACCGTATGCAGGGCCACCGTCGCTTCCGCTGCCGCGTCATTCCCCGGACACAGCGTCACCGTGGCGTCTCCCTTTCCCACGTCCACGCGCGGCTTCTTTCGCAGCTTCCCCTGCTCATAGAGGTCAAGGGCGGTCTGCGCCGCCGTATAGCACAGAATGGACGCCGCCGCGCACACGATGTCGTGCCCCACGTCCGCCTGTCCGGCGTGTCCCTCCATGTGCAGCACATAGGTGCTGCCGCACTTCTTCATTTCCACATTCAGCATGGCTTACCGTGGCTCCGCGCGGGAGGCCGCCTCCTCTCTGGCGTTTCTGGTGACGCTGCTCTCTCCGCCGGTGGTCTCCGGCTTCTGCACGCGGCCCGGCTTTGCCTGTCCCTGCGCGCCTGACAGGATCTGCCCGGCGTAGTTGGTGCCCATCTGCATGTCCACGGCCTGCGCCATGGCCACGGCCTGCTGCCGCGTCTGCATCAGCTGCTGGTACAGCGTGCCGTTTTGCGCGATGCGCTGCATCATCCGGTCTTTTCCGTCAAAGTCCATCATCTCCAGACAGGCCAGCGCCTGATCCGTCAGCTGCGGATTGAAGAACCCCGCCCCGAAGAACTGCAGCGCCAGCTCGTTCTGGCTCAGCTTGCTGTAGGGGCTGGCCTTCTCCGCGGCGATCTCAATGTCAAACAGCGGCACACGGTACCCCATGTCCACGCCGAAGTCTGTCCCCTGCGCCTGCGGCAGCAGTCCCGCGTTGGTGTAGGAGATGAACGACGGCTCCCCGTTGGCGCCGATGATGCGGAACTGCCGGGGCAGGTCGTAAAACTGCCGGATCAGCTCCACCACCAGCAGCACGATCTCCCGGAACGCCCGATAGGCCGCTTTGTTGCTGTCGCGGCTCAGCTTGCTGCCCGCCTCCTGCATGGCCGCAATGGCGCTGGCCGCCGTCACCCCGGAGGCAGATCCTCCGGTGGACACGTCGCGGTTGCCGGTGGTCTCCTTCAGCTCCTCCACCTTTCTGTCCAGCACGTTCAGATAGCTGCTCAGACCCTTCCCCGCGATGGGCAGGACGCTGTCCTGTCCCAGA